TGTTACCCACTTCCAAACATAATATACAAAGTACCCCAACCCACCTGCTGCTACTATTGGGAATCCGTATTTGTTAACTAACTCTACTACATCCATGATTAATCTGGCTTTCTGTGAAGGATGACTCTGCCATCAGCAGCAACTTTCATCATCCATAAATCTCCATCTTTCCAGTTTTCTGGTAATCTTCCACCAACAGCTGGAAGTGTATAACCTTCTAATCTCATATCACTATCAAATATAATAGTATTATTTTCTAAATCAAAATTGTAATCAACATATAGCATATTAATCTCTCCGTGCGTCACTTTGCTCTGCTCGAGCAATCCTGTCTAAATCTGGGGGAATACCCAGTGCATGAGATACTTTCGTATCAATTCGAATAACATCATGATTCATTGCTGCAACTCTTTTATCAAGAGCCATGATGATGCCTTTAATGGAGTTTACAGAACCTGTAACTCCAGCTAAGATGAATTTAAGTGTTAGGAATACGAAATATCCTGCAGCCATTGCTGCAGCGATAGGGAAACCAAGTTCCGCAACGATTTTAAAGAATTCCATGTTAAATCCATATTGTTATAGTTTTTAGGACTTTATAACATCTATTTAGGATTTATGTCATTCTTTACTTGCAACTCGTCTACTTCTTTTTCGATAGTTTTTACGCTAGGGGATGAAAACACACTCTGGACTCTATTTAAGAATGATTGTGCTTTCGGTGGTTTTTGTCCTGTTTCTTCCATATGACGACCAACTTGTTTTCGATTGTAGAGTTCTGGCTCCCAATCTTTTGTTGGTTCATCTACTTCGATTTCTGGAAGTTCGGACTCTAATAACTCGTTCACTTCTTTTTTGATTTCTTCTGGAACAACAGTAGTTTCTAGTGGTTCTTTTGAAAGATGTTCTGTCATTTGAGTAAAGACAGGAGTTGTAGATGGTTCTTCTACTATAAATTCTGTTGGTTGCGGAACAAAATCATTAATAGATGGTTGTGTTTTTTCTGGAAAGTCTTCAACAGGTGGTTTCTCAAAGAAATCATTCCACTTTCTTCCACCAGTATGTTTAAGGTTCCAGTTTGCTGCGATTAACAATAGAACTGCCAATGGATCAAATACTATAACAATAAGTATGGTGACGATACGAACTGCTTTCTCAAGCATGTTGACATCATTCGTACTTTCGTCACCATATATCAATGCAGCAATGTATTTTATTGGTCCAACTTCTGCTTCGACTTTACGGACTTCGCTGGCGATTGGGGCACGTTCTTCGTTGTACTTGGCGATCTTGGCTTGCGCTGTACCGATTTCGTTGAGGATTCTGTTTCTATCTTTTTGCTGGGCTCTACGGACGGTAATGGCTCGCTCTGTTCCTTTGGCATCATCTGTTCTTGCGATGGTTTGATCCACTTGAGCATCGAGTTGAGTAAGTTCTTTACGATTTGCATTGATATTTTCCTTTTCTGTTTTAATTTTCTCATCAATCAATGCTAATTTAGACTGGACATCTCCCGTGGGAATTGCTTGATCCAAATGTGCCTTTGATAAGAATCCGAAAATGCCCATAGATGTTAATAACATTAACACTACTAAAGCACCCACAAAGTATGACTTCATCAAGGTTGGAATTTCTTTCCAATTTCGATAAAGCCATGATGCAACTACGAGTTTCGATGCCTCAAGCAACGAACCCATAAGAGCAATCGGTACTACAGCTGCAGCAAAAATTGCGACAAGACCCATCACTGCGTAATATGCAGCAAGAGCCGATAGCGATAGTGCAACTGCAAAAAGTAAATATGTCATATCTTTCCCTTAATGTGAGAGCCATGCACTCTCACTGAGATTTGTCCATTATAAAAATCATCACTCTCAAGGACTTTTCTCGTGAACTGTTCTCGTGCTTCCACGTAAGAACATTCAGCTTTGGATTTACAAAAGAAAAGAATCTCACGAAGGAAGTTGTCCTTTCCGAGAGACTCTACATCTTTATTTAGTTCTAAACTCGAACCATAGTACTCCATCCAATCAGAGTCTATTTTACTGCGGATCTTTTTTCGTTTCTTGATTCCGTTTTTCTGCTTTACCATCTTGTATGTAGTCTTGGAAAACTTGGATAGTTTCTTGCCAATATACATACGATTGCTGGCTTTGTTCGTAATCAAATAAACAAAGCCAACGCAGTCTTCAGGTAATTCTTCAATAATTTCGTTATTATAAAGCCACATTAGAATAATCAGTAGTGTAAACTACTATTTATTCTTCCTCTTCGTAATCGTCTTCTTCGTAAATATCGGCAGAGCAAACAGGGCAGTAAACGATGTCTTCCAATCGCTCTTCTGATTTGAGAATAATCTTACCTCTTGCTTGACATTCATTACATTCAAAAATCTTAGTTGTCATGCTGCTTTACCCCATACATCACCCCATGTGCCAGACAATGCACCTTTGGCATAGTCAGTCACACGATTCTCAAAGAAGTTTCCATGCACTGGTGCATTGATCATTTCTTCAACCCATGGTAGTGGATTCTTTTTAACTTTAAAGATACCTTTCATACCAAGTGAGATTAAACGACGATCTGCAATGTAACGAATGTATTGTTTAACATCAGCTGCAGACAGTTCTCGCATATCACCATCTTTATAGCAGAGATCAATAAACTTATCTTCTAACTCTACCATCTTCTCAGCGATAGAATAGATTTTACCTTTAAGTTCATCATTCCAGATTTCAGGATTTTCTTTTACATACTCACGGAACAACTTAATCATTGACTCAGCGTGGATTGTTTCATCGGCAATAGACCAAGTAACAATTTGACCCATACCCTTCATCATGCCATGACGAGGAAAATTAAGCAACATAATAAAAGAACTAAACAATTGCATGCCCTCTGTAAAAGCAGAGAATACGGCAATATGCTCAGCCGTACTAGCAATAGTGCCATTGCGACTAGAAAGATCAAGTACATAGTCATGTTTATCCTTCATCTCCTGATACTCTAGGAATTGGTTGTAAGTTGATTCTGGTAAACCTAGTGTCTCAATCAGATGACTATACGCAGCAATATGTAGTGCTTCTCTTGCTGCAAAACCCATCAACATCATTCTCACTTCAGGTTGAGGAAAGTGCGGTAGATAGTTATTAACATAACCACCAGCCACATCGATGTCACCTTGTGTAAAGAAACGAAAGATGTTTGTCAGAAATTGCTTTTCTTCGAGTGTTAATTTCTTCTTCCAATCCTTAACATCTTCTGCCATTGGTACTTCAGAGTGTAACCAGTGTGCTTGTTCATGCTTCAACCAAGCATCATATGCCCATGGATAGTTGAATGGTTTAAAGGAATCTCTTGTATCCGTTAATCTTGTTTTTGTTTTAGTTATCATTAGTCATTCTCTATTGTTGTTTTCTTATCGAAAGATTTAATCTTGTTTTTAGACTCCCATTCTTGATCTGGAAGTAACATGTATGGAGAATTATCTCCTGTGTACATATCTGTGAGTTCGCCATTTTCATCCCTAAGAGCAAATACACAGTAATAAACAACACCATCAGTTAGTGCTGTAAATTTATGTTTATTATCTTTTGGGATTACAATAAATGTTGGTGCATGAAACTCTTTTGGTGGTTCATCACCAACCTCAACTAATACACTACCAACTGCAAGTAAAGTAACGTGATCAAAATGATGATAGTGACCACCACCATTAGTGTCACCTGCTTTAGCAAAATAGTGAGAACGAACCCAAATATTACCAAAGTAACCCATCTGGTTCATATCAGAAAGATTATTATGATTTCTAATAGTGTCTTTCAGTACCCCATTCTTTTCATCTTCACGAGTGTGAATATAAATTACATTACCATTAGCATCAAAGTGCTCCATAATTACTCCTCATACATTACTGTGTTAGTGTCGCCAAGTGCCCACTTGGAATCTGATTCGACTGACCATCGTTTAGTTGCTACTATAAAGTCTGGCATCTTAAGTTCTTTTGGATTACTGCTTGGTTCTAATATAATTAACCGATTATTTGGCTGAGCAGCAAACTGCCCATTATTACACTGAATGAAATTATAAGACTTGTGGTCTTCGACATCTTCAGAAAACCCTGTATCAAGAATGTTAAAATCAGGATGAGCACTATCAACTGTAAAAAGATAAACACCATACATCCAATCTCCATTCTTTAATTTAAATTTACAACGCATTGATTGTAGTTGTGCTTTCTTAATCACTGTGATATCGTATGAAAGACAATCCCACAACTGAAGATAATCTAATGGTAGTGGTTCACCTTCAATTGGTTTCCAGCAATATGCATGCAGTGGTAATTTGTCATACAATGCACCATAGTTGTTTAGATATGATTCAATACGAAATGCTTGCCCTCGTAATGACTTGATACTTATCCACCAACAAGGTTCAAGTTCTCCATGACCTTTCTCAAAGTCATAGAGAAACTCTTTGCGAACAAAACACTTAACAGGTGGAAGGTTAGCAACTATATGTGCCATTTAACCCTCACATGCCAAACATTCATTACCCTCTGCTAAATCATGAAGGTTAATTTCTTTAATGATGTCTCGTTCAATTCGCTTTGACACCTTGTCTGCTTTAGCGATTTTATCACTACGGCAGTAGTACATAGTTTTCAATCCAGACTTCCATGCTTGGAAGTGGACAGCGTGAATATACTTGATATGACTATCTGGTCTAAAGAATACATTCAACGATTGTGCTTGATCGATATATTGTTGCCTGTCGGCAGCGTGTTGAACGACCCAACGCTGGTCGATTTCCATAGAAGTCTTGAAAACATCTTTTGTCCACTCGTCCATCCAATCCAAGTGCTGAACTGAACCATCGTTCGCAATAATGCTAGACCAGACTTCGTCTGCCCAACCCTCTTTATGATTGACTGATTCTTTTTGGATGATTTCATCTAGATACCTATTCTTATTTAAGTGGGATCCTGATAAAGTGTCTTGACGATAAGCATTAGCACGATAAGGTTCAATGCTAGGAGAAGTATTACCCATGAGAATGGAAGAAGAAGCATTGGGAGCAATAGCCATAAGATGACTAAAGCGATTCCCAGTACCGACTGCATCAGGAGCTTCACCACGCTCCAATCCAAGTTTCTTATTTGCTTCATCTAATTTCTCTCTAACTGTTTTAAAGATCTGCTTGTTTTTACCTACTGCGATACTTGATTCCCATGGGAGATTGTTTTTCTGCAGGTAGGCATGCCAACCCAACGCACCGATGCCGATTGATCGTTCACGCATTGCGGAATATTTTGCACGTTTGATTGAGGAAGGTGCATTATCAATAAAATACTGAAGAACATTATCAAGCATTTCTGCAATATCAGCAAGGAATAGATTATCGTTTTTCCACTCATCATAGTACTCTAGATTCAAAGATGACAAACAACAAACAGCTGTACGCTTTTCATTTGTTGGAAGAATAATTTCAGAACAAAGATTTGATTGATGAATCTTTAATCCAAGATCCTTCAAGTGTTGTGGCATTTTACGATTTGATTCATCAATAAAATGTAGGTATGGTTCACCAGTCATCATACGCATCTCAAGGATTCGTTGCCACAGTTCTTTTGCAGAAACAGTTTCACGAATCTCATTAGAAGCAGGATCGACTAATTTCCAAGAGTCGTCAAACTCTGGATCAATCATACTCTGTTCAATGATTTCCATAAATGCATCTGGAATGTTAATTCCGTGATGCATGTTCAGAGTGCGCATGTTCTGATCGCCTGTCGGCTTGCGCATCTCTAAGAAATTAATAATATCTGGATGGCTGATATCGAGATAAGCAGCATAACTGCCACGACGAGTGCGACCTTGCCGATATGCCAGACTTGACGCATCGTACATTTTGAGGTGAGGCATAACACCAGTAGATTTGTCATCTGCCGAACGAATACCAAAACCAATCCCAACACCGCCACCAAGCATAGAAAGCCAATTAGTTTCACTAAGATTATCAACTAAACCCTCCGCAGTATCTTCAATATAGTTAAGGAAACATGATATAGGAAGACCACGCTTACTACGACCAAAAGATAAAATGGGAGTAGAATAAGAGAGCCAATGCTTACTGCTGTACTCATATAACCTTTGCGCATGTTCTGGATTACTCCCAAATTTATTTGAAACAAAAGCAAATCTTTCTTGAGGACTTACCTCATCATCTTTCATATAAGATTCTTTTAATCGAATCATTCCTAACTCATCAAACAGATTATCACGAGTGTAATCTACCGTTATGCCATGCACAAGTTCCATATATAGCCCCAAAATTTATTATAGTTTTACTAATTCGTTCGCCAGAGGAAATACCTCAGCAATTACCTTTGCGCATTGTCGTGCGACTTCTTGGTGTTCCTTCTGTGTGCCATTTGCCGATCGTAATTCAATGAAGTGGATCCACGATCGTATAGTACCATTCATGTATAAACGAGAAACAGTCAGTCCTTCTGGCAGTACTGCTCTTGCTTGTTCTTTGGCAATCCCATTTTCGATTGCCCATGCATATGCTTCTTCGGCTTCTCTAATCACTCGCTTCTGTCTTTCTTCCCACCATGTTGCCAATGCTAGATTTGTATTCTCAACGCTATTTTGACGATTCTTCGTATCTTGAAGTCGGGCTTCTCTAAGAACGAAAGATAAGTCTTTTGTTGGATCAGCATATCGCTGGCTAAATTCTTGGAACGAAAAAGAACGATGTCGCAAGATTTGTCTTGCTATGTCACGAGTTGTTTCAATTTCTAAACAG